TTTTCCGAAAACGGAACTTACCTTGGAAACAGCCCAACCGCTAACTTTGGTGTAACAACAGGAGCAAACGGTGTAAACCCATCAGCTACTGCAAGTCCAAATTACCCAGGTACTGGTATCCTACGCCCTGAACAGGCAAGACGATTTATCGACTATGTTTGGGACGCAACCACTCTTGCAAAGGACGGTCGCAGAGTTACAATGAGAGCAAACACAATGGAACTAGAGAAGATTAACGTTGGTGAACGTGTAGTCCGTGCTGCTAGCCAGGGTGTTTCAGCTTACACCAACACTGGTGCAACATTCTCAAAGGTGGAGCTTACAACTAAGAAGCTACGTCTAGACTGGGAAGTTTCAGCAGAAGCACTAGAAGATAACATCGAAGGTGCTGCTCTTGAGGACCACCTAGTCCGTTTGATGACTAATGCCTTCGGTAACGATATCGAAGACCTAGCCATTAACGGTGATGGCTCAACAGGTAACTTCTTGAGCATCATGGATGGATTCATCAACCAGGTTAAGACTACACCAAACGTTGGAACTGGTACTAACCTTGGAAAGGCTCACGAAGTTGTTAATGCTGCAGCTATTACAGAATGGACAACCGACAAGTTCCAAAACTTGATTCTTGCAATGCCAAGACGATACCGTGCCATTACCAACGGACTTAAGTTCTATGCTGGTACAGACACATTCGCTAACATTGTTAAGAACAACGGTACAGTTAACACTGTAATCGGTTCTACTGAAGCAAGTCGTGGAGACTATCTTGGTGGTGCTAACCAGACACTTGGTGGTGCTCGCCAGACTCGTGTTCTAGGTGTGCCTGTTCTTGAAGTTCCTTACTACCCTGCTGGTTATGTTGACCTAACATTCCCACAGAACCGTATTTGGGGCTTCCAGAGAGACATCACTGTGAACCGTTTCTACGTTCCTAAGAAGGACACAATTGAATACACTGTATTCGTTCGTTTCGGCATCGCCTGGGAAGAACTTGATGCAGTTGCATTCCAGGATGCTACTCTAGAAGCATAGTCTTTTAGAAGCATCTCCCTTTGACTGGGGGTAGGGAGAAAATCTCTACCCCCTTTCACATATTTATCTGGTATAATTAAAATTATTAAGGAGGTTTTTTCATGTCAGAAAAAAGCGAAAAAGACGTTGTTGAAGCAACTGTTGAGGAAGTTAAGGTCACTGAAGTAATTGAGCCAGTAGTAGAAAAAGCAGAGGTTCCTACAATTGGAAACTTAGATACTGGTGCTATTGCTAGCGGTACTACAAAGGTAAAGAAAACAGAAACAAAGGCAGAACCTAAAGTTGATGCACCTAGAGATGTAAAGGTTGCATTGTTTTCAGAGAGAAACATCTATGCAGATGGCTTTGGCAAAATCAACGTTGGCTATAACATTGTGCCAAGAAAGTATTCAGAATTTTGGCTCAAGCAGCGTGGCGTAAGACTAGCAACTCCAGCAGAAGTTGCTGAGGTGTTTGGTTAATGGAAGTATTGAGAGTTCCACCATATCCTATTACAACTACATGGACAGTTCCTACTGCTAATACAGCATACTCTGTTTATGTAGAGGATTTGGTGGACCACTCATTAAAGGTGCAATATGATAGAGACTTTTTATTTCAAGTAAAAGATTCTACTGGAGAGATTGTAATTGATGAAAATCTTACAGTTTATAGACCATATGTTAATCCAAATGATTTAGCAACAACAGCAGAGGGTATTGCAGAATATAAAAGATGGGAAATTATTGCGAGGTCTATTATTGACCAGTATTTGTCAAACGGTGATTTTTATAACCACAAACTAGTTATTGTTAAAGAAGGTCAGGGCAATGATTATTTTCCTATTTGGCATCCTGTAAACAAAGTTTTGAAAGTATATGAGAACAATGTTCTTGTTTATAATGGTGAAGATGTAGCTATTACACTTAATACACAGACTCCTACTACATCATCTGGAACGGTAACTTTGACTACCGCTTTAGCACATGGATTTGAGGTTGGTGATGTTGTTACAATTTCTGCAGTTGTGCCTACAGGATATCGTGGAACCTTTACAGTAACCGCAGTTCCAACGACCACATCATTTAGTTTTGCTAATTCAACTACAGGCAACATTACTACTGCTGGTAGCGTAATTAGAATTTGGGAATATGAGTATAAGACTTTGCTGGATAACTCTGCAATTGCTAGGGTAGAAGCCAACGGTACTTATAATAGAAACGAATCAACTCCATTAAGAATACCAGCAGCTTCAGGAGACCTTGGGGTATACGCTGGAGCAAGAAGTAGCTATGTAGCATTTCCAGAAGGATATGACTATACTTTTATATTAGATGCTGGACATAAAGCTATTCCACCAGAGGTAGAACAAGCAGCAATACTGCTTATTGAAGACCTTAAGTGTGGAAATAATGATTATTATAAGCGTTTTGTAACTCAATATAGCACAGACCAATTTGACATCAAGTTTGCTCCACAATTTTTGGAAGGAACTGGCAACATGCTCGTTGATAAGATTCTTAACAACTATAGGGGCTATACATTCAAGCCATCAGTATTATGATATGCGAAACTACAGATTTTACCTACCCACTACTTGCAGATATTTATTATCCAATTATTGAAACAGGAGCATATGGAAATATGCAAAAGCAGTGGGTATTAGATAAAACAATTGCTTGTTTCTTTAATCCAGCAGGTAGAAAATTTAAGGAAGACGTAAAAGTAAATACTAATATAACTATAGATAATACTCTAGTTGGTAGGGTAAGAAGTGATATTACATCTTCTAATAGTAATGATTTGTATGCAATTACTAATATAGTTATTACAAACATTAGGGATACAAATGGTAACTACATATACACAGAATCTGCTGGACCAAGAAAAGGTCAACCAACAATTTTTGAAATATCAACATTGAATCCAGTAGTTGGACCATTTGGTAAAATAGATTATTATAAGTTAGTTATTGCTCGTTCAGATAATCAGGCGGTAGACCTATGATTTCTATAACAATGGATGATAGACTTTTATTTGCAGATATGAATAATGTTGTTGGCTATACTAAAGGATTTTTAGAAGGCGTACACAAAGGTAAAGAAGAATTTTACAAATCTATAGCTAAGGATGCTATAGACATATTTAAAGAATTTGTTGACCAGCAAGCCAGGGTAGACCCCTATATGTATCACCACATCTATGAATGGTATAGACAAGGTAGCCCAGATTCTAGATTGTTTGATGTTGAATACATTATTGAAAATGGTGGTCTAACTTTTAATGGTGTTTTAAGGCAGTCAACTTCTGTTAAGGCTGGTTCAAATATTCCATTTTATAATAAAGCAACAATTATGGAAAAGGGTATCCCTGTTAGAATAATTCCAAATAAAAAAGCATTAAAGTTTAATGTTGGTTCAGAAGAGGTTTTTGTTTCTGGTCCTATAACTGTTGACCATCCAGGTGGAACAAGAGTAACAGGTGCATTTGAAAACATATTTGACATATTTTTTCAACAGAACTTTAAGCAGTCAGTTTTAGATATGACAGGAATTACTAGATACTTATCTAATCCAACTGTGTTTAAAACTAATTTTGCTTCTGCTAAAACTGGCGGTAAAGCAAAAGGTGTAGAAGTAGGATATAATTGGATTACAAAGGCAGGTGACTTAATTGTCTAAAACATCAGTATTAAATACCCCAGTACTATGGGTAAACGCTTATTTACAGGAAAGCTACAAGACTTAGGTAGAAGAAGTCCTTTTCCACATATTAAATGCGAACAATTGTTGTATTATTTTTATGCTACTGCGGAAAACTCGGTGTTGAATATGGTTAAAATAACTGAACAAACATTGCGTTTAATGGACAGGGAAGATGAAACAGCTGAAGAAATCAACAATTGGTGTAGACAAAAAGGTTCAATTGTAGTAGATGGTGTGTCTATAGAACCTAATTTTAGTTTTCATAATTTCAAGGTATTTCAACTGCAAGAAACCAGAGACGTTATTGACTTTGGTACAGCCAGAACATATGCTGGTAATAAGATAATTATTTATTATGATTACCATATGTTAGAACAACCATAAATGAGTGCTATAATTATATAGAGGAAGCATCGCCCATTAATCTATAAATGAAAGATGGTGAAATAAAATATGGCATATACAAGAGGAACCGCAACAAACATTGTTGTTGGTGCAGCCGCACTATTCGTAACAAAGTCTGGTCAGACAATTGGTGATTCAACAACCGCTGTTGGAGCAGCTAATGGTCTTCCAGCAACTGTTGCAGACGAGTCTTACAAGACAACTCTAACAGACAGATGGGGCACAAAGGTAAGTAACGTTGGTTATACCAGCAATGGTCTAGACCTAACATTCACTCCAACATTTGGAGACGTTCAGGTTGACCAACTTCTAGACACAGCACGTCTGTTCAAGTCTGGAATGACAGTCACTCTAAGAACAAGTCTTGCAGAAGCAACTCTGGAAAACTTGCTTATGGCAATTACCCAGAAGGACGCAACTGTGTCTACAGCTGGTGTTCTAGGAAGCACAATCAGTTCTTGGTCTGACGGTGGTGTAACAACTCCGCTAACAACTACAGCAACATTGACAACACCTGCTGCAAACACTTCTTCTAAGTACATCGATATTCTCTCAGGAGAACTTGGTGACTACCCAGTAGAACGTGGAGTTATTGCAGTTGGTGCTAGTGTTAACACAACAGTAGACAATGAAGAGCGTATCTATGTTGCATACCGTGCAGTATCTATTCAGAACGTCACAGTATCATCTAAGCGTGATTCAGCTACTATGTTCGATGTAGAATTCCGTTTGCTACCCGATGCTCAGGGTGCATATGGTAAGATTATCGACCGTACATACTAAAATAATTTAATATCGTTGAGACTGCCCTGGGGATTCCTGGGGCAGTTTCTTTTGGTATAATAGATTGATGCCAACAAAAATATACGATGTGAATTATGTTAAAACAATTTATGGTGAAGAAATAGAGATTTCTCCATTAAAAATTAAATATATGAGACAGTTTATGCATAATTTTAATTTAATTAAAGATGCAAAAACTGAAGAAGAGGTTCAGGATAAGTTAATTGAGTGTGCAACGATAGCTATGAAACAGTTTTATCCAGAAATAAAAACTCCAGAAGATTTTGAAGATGTGTTTGATTTGAAAACAATGTATAAAATATTGGAATATGCTGGCGGTATAAATATGGAC